GGGCCCGGTGACCGCAGACACGGGTCCAGTGACGCCCTGGGCGCCCTGCTTGCCAGTGGGTCCGGTGGATCCAGTCGGGCCGACCTCTTCGCTCGGTGCGCCGGTCGGGCCGACATCTCCGCGCGCTCCGCGAGACCCTTGCGGGCCAGTCACTGAGGGGCCAGTGGCACCCCTAGATCCAGTGGGGCCAGTGGGGCCATTCGTCTGGTTGTGGGCCTCTTCGATCCCGTCTTCCATGTGGTTCAGGCGGTCGGCAGTGACCGCTGGAGAACCAGGGAAGTCGTCGTACCAAGTCTGCTTGATGTATGCCATCAGTGCTCACTCTCCATGATGCCTCAGTCCCACGGGTCGTCTGGGTAGGACGTGGAGCCAGCCCAGGTCGCGTTCGATGGGTAGAGACCCTCGCCGTCCTGCCTCACGACGCGGTAAGACCAGATGTCGTTCGCATCCTGGGTGAACCAGATGAAGATCGGAGCGCTCGTGACGGGCGTTTCGTCGCCGACGAATACGGGTACGCCCTGCACGGCAGCAGCGCCGTTCTCGATCTCCTGGAGCCGAGCCTCGTGATCGGCCGTCAGCCGGAAGGCTGGGCCAGAAGTCGTCTTCGCCCATAGGACCGTGGTGCCATCCTGCGGGCCTAGGAACTCAGGGATCCGGTAGTCGCTGCCGACACGGAGCACAGAGCCGGTGTAGACCGCACCCTGCGCGTTGGTGATGTTCGCCTTGGTCGTGCAGGCGCTCTCCAAGTAGACCGTGATGCGCGTCTCCGGGGAGGGCGCGAGCACAGCCGCCCCAGGCGTCGAGTAGATGAGAGCGCTGCGGTCAGAGGGGAACACCCTGCGTGCCATGACCCCTCCTTCTAGTGGCGCGGACTCCTACCCCTTCAGGCGCCAACAGGGGGCCCAGGACAGTGCTCAGTACCAGCGAGACCAGTAGCGAGGCCTGGCTGCGGCAGACCCGGTGATGCGCGTCGGGCCGTATCGGCCGTAGACGCCACCACTCGCGAGCACTCGGGGGCGGCCGAGGCCCATGTGAGCGATCTTGAAGGTCTGCAACTGCTGGCGGAACATGTCCTCTTCGTCCCGGAGAACGGAGGCCCAGCGATCCATGTAATCCCTGCGGTCGAGCCGGGTCACCTGGCCACCGATGAACTGGGGCTGCTCGACGTAAGAGCGGACGAGGTGCTTCAGCGTCTCGATGTAGAGAGCCGTCTCCAGCAGTGGCCCCCACTGATCCAGCGGGAATGCCGCTGCACCCTGAGCGTCGACTGTGTAGGTCGTCATGGGTTGGGCCATCGTGTTCAGTCGACCCATCGCGATCTGGAGGAGTGGCTGTGCGAGACGGTTGCGCGTGAAGTATGTCTGGAAGTACGTCATGAGGTTCGGCCCGCCCTCTGGCGAGTCGAACGTGTCCGAGAACCGCATCCAGACGGAGTCGATCACAGACTTGAAGCCAGGGGTCAGCGCATCGTAACTCGGGGCCGACACCCCGATCTCCAGGTAGGCCTCGTAGGACTGTGCCTCGCCGCCGATCGCGTACAGCCAGCGGACGATGTAGTAGCCCGGGGTGGAGGTCTCCTGCGAGGACAGTTGCAGGTAGTAGAGCCCGGTGTCCTCGCGGGTCGAGATGCGATCGACCACGACATCGCCAGTGTCCTCGCTGACGACCTGGACAGTCGGCGGAACCGTAGGGTCAGTGAGGACGCCACCGACGTAGAGACCGAGGACCAGGTAGTCCATCGAGAATCGGCTGACGTACTGCCGATCGCGCCCAATGTAGGGGGCGTACTCCATACTGACCGGAGCGGTCATTGGGCACCGCCCTTAGTAGGAACCACCATTGGATACCTGGTGGACGGTAATGGCTTGGCCGATGAGCATGGGGCTGGCATTACTGCCAGTTCCGCTGGAGATGGTGCCCGAGACCTTCTGGATGTAGGTGCCGAAGTTGTGGGTGCCAGCCGCGAGGTTCACGACCGTCATGCTGTTCAGCGTAGTCACCGTTGAGCCGGACGCGGCGACGTCCATGTAGACGTAGGACCCCATTCCGGAGCGCCCCCCATTGACCCGGGGGAAGGCCCCGAGCCGCATGAGTTCGGTGGGCCGACGGTTCAGGATGATGGCCTGCAAGTGGCAGACGTAGGTAGCGGGGCGGGTAGTGACCCACCCGACGACCAGGTCCTTCTGGTAGTCAGTGGCGCCAGTCAGGCTGTAGTCAGTGCTGTCGGATGCGTACTTGTACAGGGGCAGTCCGCCATACTCGACCCAGGTAGTGTTCTTCCACACGTAGATGCGCTTGGTCGAGTCGACAAAGCACACGCGACCATTCTTCGCGGAGTTCCATCCCGAGGAAAGCGTCGTCTTGGCGTTCTCATCGGCGACATTGTCAACACCAGGGCGCTGATCCAGCGTCTGCATGAGCGAGTTGAAGTCGCTCCGGAGGAATGCGTCAGTGCCGTTCCACTGAGGGAGTGCCAACTTCGGGGTGGGCGTACCAGTCGCAGCCATACTTGTCCTCCTAGAGCCATCTCTACCCCTTCAAGGGGTTAGGGCTCAGTGGGACAGGGGTGCAGCACGGTGCAGGGGCATCCGCTCATCTTGACCTAGCCCGCCCCACACGCCATACACACGACCCTCGCGGAGGGCGAAGTTCAGGCAGTCGTTGGCGACGGGGCAGCCACGGCAGATGGCCTTGGCCTCAGCCTCGTATTTGCGCGTGGCGTCCTCGTTGTACCCATCCGGAGCGAAGAACAGTTCGGGGTCCTCCCCGACGCACAGGGCATGCTGAGACCACGGCTGGTCGTTGAAGAAGGGATCCATGGGGTCTCCTGCTCTCGGGGCTGCAACTGGCCCCATCATGGCACAGATTGTGCCTAGATGCCACTCGATGCAGAAAGGGCCCGGAGATCTCTCCCCGGGCCCCTCCGTCAGTCAGATCAGGGGCGCGTGGTGACGTTCCCCGAGCGGTCGGACTCCCGGCTATTGCCCACCGCGTTGACGGCAGTCACCGTGAAGGTGTAGACCGTGTTCGCGGTGAGGCCGGTGACCGTCTTGCTGAGGCCGGTGCCAGCGGATGCCTGGTCGACACCACGGACGCCAGCCAGGTACGGCGTGACGATGTAGGAGGTCGGTGCCCGGTCGCCCGTGGGCGCGAGCCACGAGATGACCGCCGTGCCAGCCGCACCAGCACCAGAGACGCCAGTGACCGTGCGCGGAACTCCGGGGAGTCCCGTGCCAGCCTTGAGCGTGCCATCCGGATTGTAGATACCGGCAGCGACGTTCTCGGAGCGCAGACCACCCGGCTCAGCAGCGTCGTTCTCCTCAGCGTTGTACGCCGTGACCGAGGCCGAGGCCGCAGTCAGTGCGCTCTGGCCGTTGGCGTTGAACGCGGCCACGCGGAAGGTGAGCGGCACGTTCGGCTCGACGTCGACCAGGAGACTGGTGCCACGCGGAGCGGTGAAGGTGTCGCCCTTGCTGGAGACGATGTAGTAGCCGCGAACCGGTGCGTTCGACGGGTCGGCCGAAGCGGTCCAGCCGACGAGCACTGCACCATCCCGAGCCGCGACCGTCGGGCTGGTCGGTGCAGCGGGGACTCCAGTACCGGAGGCACCCGTGGGCGCCTTGCCGATGTTGTTGGTCTCCAGCGTGCCCGCGTAGTCCTGGGTCGTGGGTGCCGGAACACCAGCGACCGAGGCCTGGTCGGTGCGAGTGGTGTCGACGTTGACGGCCGGGGCGCCCTTGGGGTTCGGGGCGACGTAGGTCGGGTTCGCCGGAGCGATTCCGCCCGGGAAGTCCACACCAGAGGTCACGACCGTGCCAGAGATGGCTGTCGAGGTCGGGTTCGCGAGGGCGGGGCCGCCAGCCAGAGCCGTGTCCGGCTGCGAGACCGCAGGGATCGTCGTGGTGCCGGGGCCACCGCCAGTGATGGTGGTGTCCGGCTTCGCGACGGTACTCGCGCTCCCGCTTGAGGCCGCACCGGTATTGCCGGATACAGCCGATGTGTCGACGGGAACTACAGGGGGATTCGGATCGGCTGGCATGGCCCTCTACCTTCTGCTGGTCGTTACTTCTTGGTGGAGCGAGTCGGCTTCACAACCGGCTCTTCCACAACGGCCTCTTCGACCACTGCGGGGACCTCAGCCTCTACAGCCTCGGCGTCGGCCACGAGCACGTCGGGTGCTTCGCTGCCGTCGTTCTCGAAGACCTCAGCGACGCCCTCGACCGTGGTGGCCGGACTCGCGTCGACCTCCGTGGTGTCGAAGGTACCGGAGACGTCCGTGTTGGGACCGTCGTATCCACCTGCGGTTGCGCCCATCAGTTGTACACCACACCTTCGTGCTTGTCGTCGCCGAGCGGTTGCTCGATCGGAACGTCGGCGCGGGCTTCCGCACCTTCGATGGAGTCCTTGATGACTTCGTTCTTGGTGTCGTTGGAGGCGTTCCATGCGGACACCTGCTTGTCGAGAGCCACGGTCGCCTCGTCGGAGCCGTCCTCAACCAGCACGAAGATGCCCCGTCGCTTCGCCTTCTCGAACTGGGGCGTGTTGACGATCTCTTCGGGAACAGGCTGGATGTCCCCACCACTCGGATCTCCAGAACCGGCCCACTCAACGAAGTGGGTGCCCTTGGGATCGGACGAGATAACGGTGGGGCCCGGCTGCGTATTGCGGACCATGGTCACAGGCATGGGGTGCTCCTAGCACTTGGATGAGCGGGAGAGGGGATCTCTCCTACCCCTTCCTGGGCGTCAGGAGCCAGCAGACAGGGTCAGATCGGCTTGACCAGGGCTAGGACGTCGTCAGCGCTCGTGCCAGGCTTGGGGGCGTCCCAGGCCCCTCGCGCCATGATGGACCGAAGAGGAGCCGGTGGGTAGAGCACTCCAGCGAAGGTGTCAGCGATCTGGGCAAGGGGCTTGCCCTCGGTATTGATCGAGCCATCGCTCAGCACGTAGCGGACGGCACCCTCGCGGTAGAGGACCTTGGTTTCGGACATGACACACCTCCTGGAGACGAGCCCCAAGACTAGCGCGCCTTCTGGGCCGCCTGGTAGTCGGGGCAGTCATCGCGAGGTACGCTCCACTCGATCCGCTTGCCGCAGCGAGTGCAGACGATGACGTGGCGGCAGCGCCAGTAGCCCCAGCGCACCTCACACTTGCCGGGATTCCAGTAGCCGGTGTCGACACGCATCTCAGGGATGTGTTCGCGACCGACCTTCTTGCCGCACCACTTCGCGCGCCCCTTCTTCGAGGCGACGTGCTTCTGCGGCTCGGGCGGATCGATCTGGCGGACGTCGCGGGGGAGCGGATCTTCGTAGGTCTTCTTCGACATGGGTGCAGGATAGCACCCTAGCGGGGACCTCCCCACGGGCCGTGGATCTGTCGGGCCATCAGGGGCTCACCCTTCAGCATCGCAGCGGCTGCGCGGTGGTGACCAGAGAGGAGCAGGCTCTGCCCATCCTCCCGGTGGTAGACGACGGGGTGCTCGTTGCCAGGGTTGCCGTGATCAGCGAAGGTGCCCTCGGCCCCGCTGAGGTAGTGGCCGACTCCATGCCGGGTGATGCTGGGCTGAGTTGCGTGCAACGTGCGCGGGTCGACGGGGGTCAACTCGGGCGGATTCTTGAGCATCTCGCGCACCGCGTCGTGGTCGTAGTCCTTGACGTCCTTGCGGCGGCCCATGGCGGGCCAGGGTGCGCTCGTCTTCGGTGCGCCGTCGGGGAAGAGCGTGTCGCGATCGTTCGAGCCCCAGGCGCGTGCATGACGCTCCTCATGGACGCTGCCGGAGGTCTTGACGACATCAGCAGCAAAGTGCTGGATCACGTCCAGAGCAGACATGCGAAGACCTCCCTCGGGGCTCACCCTTTCGGGGCCCTGGGGAGGTCTTCGACAGCGGTCAGGCCTGGGCCTTCTTGCGAGCGTCGATCGAGACGAGCGCAGCCTGGAGAGCGCAGGCATTGCTGCCATCCGTCCAGTTGCCGACGTTCTGCTCCGTGACCGAGCACCCCTCGCGGATGGCGTCAGCCAGGGTGTAGGGGCGGTCCTCGATCTCGCTGAGGATGGACTTGAGGTGCTCGCTCAGGACCTCAGTGGACTCGACGAGCGGGCGGTCTTGCACGATGGTGGTGCTCATGAGGTTTGTCCCTTCAGGACGGAGTTGGGGTCGTTGGTGTGCAGGGTGACGTACATGTTGCCATTAGCCAGGTACTGCTTGGCCCAAGAGCCATCGTTCAGTTCGGGGTCCTCCTTGAACTTGAGGGCCCCAGCAGAGATGGTGATGGGATCGTACCGCCTTGGGGTGGGGGCGGCCTCCAAGTCGATGGTGAGGTCGACGTCGAGATCATCGAGCCAGTCCGCGATCTTCTCGCGAGTCCACGCATGCTTGTCATTGAGGTGCATGATGACTGCGCTCAGCAAAGCGTCTTCGGGAGACTCGATGTAGCACGCGCACGGAGCCTGGACGTGCTCCTCCAGCCCCGGGCAGGCCTGCTCAATCTGCCGACGGGGATTGGAGAGGGAGATGAAGGTGGGAACCTCGGCGGTGCCGAAGGATTGCATCATCGCCAACTTCGCCTTCTCATTCGCCTTCTGCTTCTCGGTGAAGTTGACCCCCAACTCCAGCAGGAAGTCCTCATCGAGGACCTTCCCGTACGCGAAGAGGTCGTACTCATCGCTGGGACTGGGCGGCTTGAGTTCCATGTAACCAGCCGACCAGGGCGCCGATGGGGATAGCAGGCTAGATCCTGCGAGGGTGTCTTTCTTGACCTTCTCGGCAGCCTTCAAGACCATCTCCTTGGTCAGGGACGCCGAGGTGGTGACGAAGGTGGCCTCCGGGACCTCCGATATGTCGAACCCCAGCATGGCTGCTACCTGCTTCTCGAAGGCCTTTGCCGTAGCAGTGTCGATCTCCTGCTGGATCTGGGCGTAGAAGTCATCCTCGGTGGTGCCACTCATATCGGCCATGGGCGTAGGCTACGGGGTGAGGGTCTCGACGTCAACCCCTGCTGCCTCGGCGAGTCGCTCGACGATCTTGGTTAGCCGAGCGATCTCCGCTCGGAGCCCCTCGATGTCAGACATGGAGGGCGTGGCCATGAATCCACCGAAGCCCGGCGTAGGGGGCATGGTCGGCGGTGTGTATGGCAGGATGACCTGCCGCGCAGGATCGTGTGCGTAGCAGTAGCCGTGGTTTCCGATGTGTGAGCAGACTCCGGCGCAGACACAGCACATGATGACTCCAAGAGATCGGGTTGAACTCAGAATAGCGCGCTGGTATTCTGGGTTCATCGCCGAGGGGATATCAGTGTCGCTATACCAGTACCTCACGCTGGTGCGGCACCCCGGAGCGAGAGTGGTTCCACTGCGTGGGTGCAAGCCGTGAGGGGTAAGCGCCAGCCGACAACGGATGCCTGGTTTCGCTAGCCAGGTAATGGCCGGGGGCACTCGCAGAGGGCCACGACCTACAGGACCGCCCTGGTATCAACAGGGCGGTCCTGCTGTATGCACTGTGGTGCATAGAAGCCCGCACTAGCCATGCGTCACAGTGCATGCGAAAGGCCCCCAGATCTCTCCGGGGGCCTTTCGGTGGTGCTGGTGAGGGCTAGCCTCAGGACTTCGTGATGGTGGCGATACCACGGGGGTTCAGGATGGCCATGGACACCATCTCGTCGAACACCCAGCCCTTCCAGAAGGCCTCGACCTGGTGGTTCTCCTCGACGTCGAGCGAGTAGAGCACCGGGAAGACACCGAGGAAGTTTGGCTCGGGGGTCAGGAAGACCTTGTTCTGCGGGACGATGATCGACCGCTGGATCTGGAACTCGCCGAACGAGGTGATGGTCTCACCAGCGACGACGCGGTCCTTGAAGGCCCAACCGGTCTGGTTGATGTCCCAGCGGTACAGGTCACGGAAGTCGAACGGGTTGATCAGGATCCGCGCCGACTGGATCTCGTGCATGTCCGTCATGCTGACCGCGCTGTAGAGCGAGCCAGGCGTGAGGTAGCCCGAGGCCTCCGTGATGTTGTGGTTCGGGGTCACCGTGTGGTCACCGCGCGAGGCGTAGTCCGTGACCGCAGCCTGAAGGATCGTCAGGAGGCGCGAGTCCTCCTGCTTCAGGATGGCCTGCTTGGTCTCGTCCTGGGCCTGCTCCACCGCGTTGATGCGGAGGTAGAACAGGTCTTCCTTGCGGATGGCCGGGCGCGAGGCGATGCGGAAGAACCGAACCGGGACTCGCTTGCCCTCGAACGGAGTCACGCGGACTTCGCCCTCGGTGCCGGACATGATGTAGGCCTGACCGAGGTCGTCCCACACGTCGTACTCGACCGGGGTACCCGGGGTGACCGGGTCCTCGACGAGGACGTTGCGCGTGATGCCCTGGTAGCGCAACTTCAGTTGGATCGGGCCGACCATGCCGACGCCGAGTCGCTTGATGCCGTTCGCCTCGTCCTGGAGGATGAGGGCCATCTTGCGGACCTTGGCCTCGTGGGACATGGCGCCCGACGCCTCGCGACGAGCGAGGATCTGGCTGACGTAGTCATCGGACTTCTTGGCGACGCGGCCACGGAGGCCGTTGCCCTGGAGAGTCATCTGAGACATAGTGCAGGTTTCCCTTCAGGGGTTAGCGGAGGCCACCGATGGTGATCTTCGTGGCGGAGTTGACCTTGATGAGGCGGGCCACCGCAGCGGTGGTGCGGTTCGAGGCAGCGGCCGGAACCAACTTGCCACGGTTCGCACCAGTGGTCTGCGCGTAGATGAGCACCTCAGTGCCGTCGCCCGGGTCGGTCCAGGTCTCCGTGGTGTCGAAGGCCGGGGCCAGGATCTCGAACTCCGAGTCGGGGCCGAGGACCCAGACCGAGAAGGCGTTGACGCCCGAGTCGAGGACCTCGTCGATCCCGTCGCCACCGACGTACAGGGCTCCGAGACCGTAAGGAACCTTCGCGGTTCCCGAGATCAGATTGACGTTCTCACCGGAGGTCTTCTCGAAGACGTAGCCGGGGTAGATGTTGACCGAGCGGTCCCAGGCAGAGTCCAGGAAGACCGACTTCGGCGTCGCCTGCGTTGCGGCGTACAGCGGGCGGATCGTCCGCTTGATGTACGACGTAGCGAGTCGCGTCCTAAGCATCGCTTCACTCCCTTTCGTGGAGTCCTACGGGCGTACCTTGGACGCCTCGCTTCAACTCTTCCTGGGAGATATACGCTGTTTGACAGTGATGTCTCCCCATACAAGGCGGAACCCCGGCGATGTGACCTAGGTCAGGGATCGTTCCGGGGTCTTGCCTTGCCGCTACGGATCAGTAGAAGAGATCCGCATCTGCCGTGTCATCGAGACCCGCCGTGGTGGACAGCGAAGGAGCCGCGTCACCGACGAGCGAGGGCACCGTGCGCTCTGCCGAAGCCGAACGCGGCACGAGGCCGGTCGGACGCGGCTGGCGCGAGGCCACCTTGCTGACGTTGGCGAGCACGTTGATCTCGTTGTTGATGAGGTCGTTGCTCAGGCTCGCATCGGCTTCGATGGCCGAGGCGACCATGATGTCCTCACCGGAGGCGATGCCCGCCGAGATTCGCAGGCGCGCTAGGCGGAGAGATGCAAGGGTGCGCTCACGCGAATCCTTGGCCGACAGCGTCCACGGGAAGGCAGGCTCCGGGTTGTCCGGGTCGCCAACGCGAACGTCAGTCTCGATGCGGGTCTGGTCCAACGGCAACTGAGTCTCGGTACCTGCCACGGGGGAGGTCACGTCCGTCACCTGGCCGAAGGGAGCGGTCGGGAGCGACTCGCCCGGGTTCAGAGCGACATCAGTCGAGTCTGCGGGGACGCCCGCGACGGAGCCGGGGGTCTCGCCGAGAGCCTGCGCGTCGTCACGCGCCTCGGGAGTGGCCGCCTGCTCGGTGGTCTCGGACGGGCCGGACGATGCCGGGTCCGGGACGGGCGATGCGGGGTTGGCGATGTCGGCCGTGGCACGGATCGCATCGATCTCGGGCGTGATTCCCGCCACACGAGCGATGTAGTCGATCTCGATCCCGCGCAGTTCGTTGAGCGATGCCTGACGCGCGTTCTCCTCGCGCAGACTGTCGATCACCTTCTGCTGGGATGCCAGCGACTGGAGCAGCGCCTGGCGCTGGTTCTGGTTCGAGGTGGGCTTTGCCATCCTACTGAGTCCCTTCGGAGAGTGCAGCCCACACATAACCGTGCGCGCTATCACCCATTCGTGGTGCTGGGACTGCTTTAGACAGTGCCCGCAGGCTCCAGGGGCGCCTTGCCGCAGTTCGGGCACGGGGTGCCGGAGGTCATGCCCTGGCCATCGTCCATGGACTCGTCCGTGGCGTCGCCCTCACTGACGGGGTGGGCGGCCGGGACCGTCAGGCCACAGGCCGGGCAACCGAGCACTCCACCGGTCTCCTCTTCCTCCAACTCATCGGAGGCGGGGTCGAGCGGCTCCATCGGCTCCTCGGGAGTCGGCGCGTTCGGGCCAGGCTCGAAGGGCTGCCCCTCCCGCATGTAGTTCTGCTCCAACTCGGGGGAGGTGCGGCCGATCTGGTCCTGCTGGTCCACTGGCTCGACCTGGGGCTCGCCGGGCGCTCCGTCCAGCGTGTGGACGTCGACATTGACCTCGGCGTCCTCGCCGTTCAGCGCGTTCGGGTCGAGCGCGTCCTGCTCCTGCTGCTCGTCAGCATCGACGTCGGGATCTGCCAGCGCGTTCGGGTCGAGCGGGTCCTGCTCCTGGCCTACGTCGGTGTCGACCTCTCCGTCTCCACCCATCGCCTCGTCGGCATCCTGGCGCAGGTTGAGGGTCTTGGCGACCTCGACGTCGGGGTCCTGGAACGGTGCGGGCGGGGCCACGTAGCCGCACACCTGGCACTGGTTGCCGTCGTAGGAGGCACTCTCGCTACAGATGGGGCACGCCTCATCGCGGAGTGTGTCGACCTCGGCGGGAGCCTTGGTCTCGCCGTAAGCGGTGCGCTCCATGCTGTCCTCCAGTGATGTTGCCTTGGTGATCGTCTTGCTCTCTGACGCCATGTCGGCGGCGTGCTGAACGTCTTCGGGCTCGTCCGATGATACCGCACGAGAGTAGCCAGTCCCAGGCTCCTTGCCCAGGAGGCCCGGGTGGTGCTCAGCCGCGTAGTCGTTCCACTTCGCGATGGCGCCCCGCGCGCTCGTGGTCGCCGACGATGAGTCGGTCGCCGAGTTGGTGCGGTCAGCCTCTTCGTTGAGCCGCTGGCGAGTGAGCCATGTCGCAGCCTGTACCTGGTGCGCGTGGATCGTGCGCCCCTCGGACTTGGAGATCTGCTTGGCCGCCTTGTGGTAAGCCTGCGACACCTGGTTGTAGCGACCCTTGGTTCCCAGGCGGGACTCCGCGTAGGCGCTGTCGGTCGCGCGAGCGCCGCATGCAACAGAGAGCGCGTGACGATCGATCACGACCTTGGGGTCGTTCTCCTCATCCTCGCTGCCACCGTGCTCGATGAGGTGGGCGAAGGCCTTCGTCTTGGGGCCACCGAGAACCTTCGAGTGGTGCTCGCCGTCGAGCACCCGGCCAGCCTGCTTCTTCTGGTTGTTGCTGGCGAGGACGCCGGAGCCCTGACCACCAAGCGGCTCCCGCGTGCGCGCTACGCGAGCGGCAGTCTGGATGTTCTGAGCCCAGTGTGTCTGGGGGCTATAGATCGAGACGAGGCCTGCGACCGTGGCATGCGAGTGGCCGGTGTCGCTGGCGATGTGGTGGGCAAGGTTGTGAGCGTCGGAGTACCAGGACTCGCCCGCGCTCTTCTCATCGTCAGTCGCAGCATCCCAGTGTGCAACGATGTTCTTGATCTTCACCGGGTTGCGGCGGTTCCACTTCTGCCCCTCAGCCTTCGACTTGGCGACCTTCACCCTGTGCTCGGCAAGTTCGTCCTCGTTCATGTTTCGGACAAGTTTCTTCGGCTTGTACGCCTGGAAGATGCTCATGCGGTGTACCCGTTCTTCTTCTGCCAGGGGACGATGCGCTTGTCGGCATGCGGTGCATAGTCTGCACCATAGTTCTTCACCCAATCGTCCAGGTGCTGTCGCGCGTGCGCCTCGGTGAAGCCGGGGTACTTCGCCGTGTGGTCCGGGTGATTCACGTCCGGGTGACCGACGGGGATCACATCGTGCTCATCCTCTTCCCCGGTGGCCTCATGGCCCAAGTTCAGATGCGGGCCGCTGTAATCCTTGACGAACCAGCCAGAGGGGTGCGAGGTCTTGGCGTAGGGGGCGCCGCCGATGTCTTCAGCGTCGTGCTTGATCTGGTGCGGAGGGTAGACCTCCAGCAACTTGTTCGTCGCACGGATGTTGCGATCCGACTCGCGCGACTCCTCGCTGCTCCCAGGGTCGAAGATCTGGTTGATGCCTTCCCACAGGTGCGCACCCATGGCGTCACCCTCGACGCCCTTGACCTGATCCTCGAAGTGGCTCATGTCCTCGGAGGCCGTCTTGCGCGAGGCAGTGTGGAAGTGCGAGCCGCCGAGGGTCGTTGCACCAGGCCAGTCCTCGTAGGCCTGGTGCTCCCAGTCGTGCATCTTGCCGACCTCTTCGCTGGTCATCTTGCGATCGTCGCCAGGGGCTTTGCCGAGCGCCGGATGATCGCCGTGGGTGTTCCGGTGGAAGTCGTGGTCGCCCTCAGACCAGCCGTGCGACTCCATCATGTGCGACTTCAGGTCATGCTCATCATTCGTGTCGACGATGCGCTTGTCGCTGTGGTCCTGCATCTCGTTGCTGCGAGCCCCATCCTCGTGGAGGTTGCGCAGGAAGTTCTCGGGCTCGTCACCACCGTAGTACGGGAACGAGAAAGAGCCAGCCTCGAAGTGCTCAAGCAGGCCACCCGTGTGGGCGTCCTTGTAGTGCTCGCGCTCGTAGGCCATGTACTCCGGCGGAGCGTTCTTCGCCCAGGTCTCGCGCTCCTTGTACTTGTCGGGGTCCTTGCTCGACATGTAGTCAGGGTCGCGGTGCTTGTCGTAGTACATGTCCTTGAACGTGTTCAGATCGAAGTACGCCTTCTGGCGGTGCTTCAGCCCCTGCTCGTAGGCGTCCTTGTGGTCCGGCGTGACGTACGACAGGTCGAGGTCCGTCTCGCCCGTGTGACCCTCGCGCCACCCGCCCTGGTACCAGCCCGGCTTGTCGAGGTGCCCGTTGTCCTGAAGCAACTTGCGGTGCTCGGCGACGCGCTCGGGGGTGAGTTCGTGATCCTTGAGGTGGACCGATGTCGAGGGGGTGTGCTCGGTGGGGCTAGCCGAGAAGACATAGCCGCCCTCCGGGGGCTTCCCGTGCACCGGGTGGTGCGAGAAGCCGCTGTCCTCGGGGTCCATCAGCCGCGCGTGGTTGGCGCGATCGTCATCAGTGACTTCGGCCGAAGAGAAGTGCTGGAACAGTGCGGTCACGAAGTCGTCCTTCTTCAGCGGTGGGTACTTCGGCTTGACCTGCTCCTCGAAGTGGTCGCGCGCATGCCGATCGACTCCAGTGTAGTCCTCATCGCGGTCACCAGAGACTGCATCGGACCAGCGCATGCCATCGCCAGTCTTCACATCTGAGTGGACCGGAGGAGCGTCGGCCCGGCCGGTCTGGTGCAACTGCTGTCCGTGCTGCATCATTGCATCAGCGATGCCCCTGCGCCGGTACTTCGGGTGCACGAGAACTGACGAGACCTCTCCCGGACGGTAGCCCTGGTAGGTGTCGCTGTACGAGGGGGACCAGTGAAGATGTCCCACCGGAGTTTCGAGACCATCATCTCCAGGAACAGTGGCGATGATCGAGTGCATGTTGGCCGCAGAATCGTTGCGGTGCAAGGTCGCATGGATCTCGCCTGGCTCCAGGTAATGGAACTTCAACCCCTCGGGGGCATCGCCCAACTTCCCGCCGAAGTGCTGGATCAACGCCATGCGCTGGTGCAGATCCATGTCGCCGGTCTCGATTGTGTCCGACACATCTGTCTGCTCGTCGCGGATCGGATCAGGATCGGCCTGCCCGAAGTGCTGGAGTAGCGAGTACTTGCTCGGGCCATGCGGCATGATGTCGAGGTCGGAGAGACCCTCCTGGATGTGCGGCTGCTTGCTGACCTCGTCCACTCCGGCCTTCGCCGATGCGTAGTCCTCGTGACCCTCGTCTCGGTGTGAGGGGTCGATGTGGTCGCGCTCGTCGTGCTCCGGCTCGTTCTCCACGCACCACGGGTCGGTGCAGGGGTGGTCCCGCTCCATCGGGAAGGCCCCGCATGAGGGGCACTGGTCGTGGGCTGTCCAGGGGGCGTCAGTGTGGGGGCAGGTCGCCTGATCGCGCGCAGCGGCCTTCGCGAGCCCACGGGTGTCGACCCCGGTGAAGAAGGCCGTCGGGTCGGCAGGCTCCTCGACCAGCAGGGAGTTCTCGAAGAAGCCGAGGCCGTAGCAGATCTCGCGGACCAGCACGCCCTCTTTCGAGCCCGTCTTGTGGTCGGACTTGTAGATCCGCTGCCCCTTCATCCGGGGGATGTGGGCGCAGTACTCGGCAGGGGACGTGGCCTTGTTGCCACAAGCGGAGCAGATGCTGTGGGCGACGTCGGTCCCCATCGAGGTGCGAGCGATGTGCCCCTTCAGGACCGCTTCGGCCAACTTGGGGAACCGCACCGCGTCGACTTCCATGAGCACCTCGGCCCAGGTGTCGGGGGTGCCGTCGGGGTTCTTGTCCTCGTGGAGGACGGCGTCGATGATGACGCCGCGAGCCCGGCGGTGATTGTCGTTGTGGTGGTTGACGAAGACCGGCTTGCCGACGAAGGTCTTGTAGGCGGTCTTGATCTCCTCGGCGGGGAACTCGTCGAAGTTGTCGTTGCACCGGCTGGAGATGGCCCGTGAGCGGACGTAGAGGTAGCCAGGGCGGACGTCGTAGTCAAAGACGGCCCGGTGTGAGGTCCTGACGAGCGTGTCGCCCTGAGAGGCGCTGGAGCCCTCGGGCACCATGACAGCGCTCAGGACCTCGAATGCAGCGAACTTGGTGAACACAGGCAGCCTCCTACCCCTTCAGGTGGTCCCCTCCAGACGGAGACAGGCTACCTTACCCCCTACACCCCGCTGACCCAGTTATCCCCATCCCAGACGAACATCGGCCTAGGGGCGGTCCAGCCCATCCCGTTCCAGTAGCGCAGCGTCCGCAACTCCCAGGAGTCACCATCCCAGACATTGATCTGAACGGGGTCTTCCAACTCGACATCACCCACGAGGGCGTATTCGAGCCCGTCGCTCACTGGGGCTGGGTTGATGCCCACGTTCGCCACCGAGTACTCATACCCCTCATCCTCAGCAGTCAGCAGCATCCCCACATTGACGTTGACATACTCGAACGAGCGATCCGCGTAGTACGAAGGTGGGAACTGCTCGGGACCGGAGAGATGCTGCCACCCACGGTCGCTCCCGTACATGGAGGCACAGATCGCGTACTCAACGCCTGGGGTCACCGAGACGGTGACGATCGCGTCCTGACCGCCGTAGCCATCGTCATCAGACCCAAGGAGGCTCAGCGTGGATGAGATGTACGAATAGACGTGCAGGTAGGTGTCGCCCTCAGAGCCTCCTGTATGGAACGTGGCCGAGGTCACCCCAGCAGGGCAGATCCACTTGAACCAAGCAGTGGCCTGCCGACCCCCGGGATCGATCCCGGGCTCTGTCGTGTAGCCAGTGTTGTTCCACCAGACTGAGCCGTACTCGAACTGCTCTCTGTCCGCGAAGTTGTCAGCCATGGGCTACACCCACGTAGTCGCTTGGGCCTTGACGACCGCCGCGCTCACCCCGAGAGGCTGGGAGATCCCCATCGTCCCGCGCAGGGTGACCTGGCTACTGATTCCGCCCGGGGCCAAGTTCCCGACGCTTTGTGTCGCGGCATAGCCAGATCCGATAGACAGGTCGAGGACGTCGGACAGGGTTGTTGATGTCGACCCGAGGATGGAGATGTTGACGCCGTTCGCTGTCTCCGTTGTCGAGCGATTCTTTACTCGGAAGGTCGCGGTCGCAGTCGAGGCCCTGGGGATGTTGCCCCAGTCGAAGCCCGCCGCCCCGAGCCGCTGGTCGAGCGTGGGGTGCCAGAGTTCCAGACGACGAGTCGTCCCCGCGATCTTACCGTAGAGATGGAGCGACTTGATGTCCCAGTTGATGGTGCGGCTACTGCCAGCAGCCCAGCGCCTCCACCGGATGGCCTTGATGCCCGCTGCATCATTGTGGTCAGTAAGGCCGACAGTCTTGCGCCAGTGATCCGGATTAGAGTACGGCGCCCCCTGCTGCCAAGTCATTCCAGAGATCGCAGTCCAGGTGCCATCAATGCCATTGGTTGTATCAGTGGAGGTTTCGCACTCAGGGGTCCCGCCGCCCGTACTCGCCCCGCTGTATTCGAGCGACATGAAGAAGCCAGACAGGTCGCGCACCTCGGGGAAGATCAGAGCGACGTAGTAGTCGGGGTTGTCAGACGTGTATCCTGCGGCATCCTGGACGCTCAGGTAGCCATCCGACTCGTCGTTGATCGTACTGAGATTGACCACGCTCGGAGGGCCGCCACCGGTCCTCCAGGCCAGACCAACAGTGCCATCCAGATGGTAGGCCATCCGGTTGTCGATGTAGTCAGGGTAGTTGCCCGCCATTGTGCCCTACCCCTAGACCACACCGGTAGTGTCGACCCACAGTTGGTAGACGACTGGCGATACCGGCGGAGTAGATGATGCGATGATGCCCACCGATCCAGTGGGGCCAGTCACACTCGCCCCAGTCGGCCCGGTAACGCCAGGGTCGCCAGGATCTCCCGGTGCTCCCGGATCTCCGTCTAGCCCAGCATCTCCTACCGGGCCGGTTGGGCCAGTGCTGCCCGTGATGCCGACGTAGCCGCGCAGGCCTCGCGGGCCCGTCGAGCCCTTG